CCGGGCCTACGTAGGCCGTCTCTGCGACCGTAGCGGTATCCGCGACCCACCCGCCCCCGTTCGAGTGCTTGTGTGCCGGCACTGGGCCGTTGCCGTCTTGAAAATCGAAAGTCTCTTTGGTGGTCATGTCACTGCTCCAACTTTCTCAGGATTCGCTCGGCGGCCTCGGTCGCGCGCTTGGTCGCTTCGAAGATAGCCCGTATGTCGGCCTCAAAGTTATCGCTTTTCGCCTTGACGGTCAAGGGCGACACGCCCCCGCTCTCGAACGCCTTGCGGGCCGTAGCTTCGGACACCGATGCTTTGGGAAACGTGGCGCCTAGGATCCACTGCTCTCGGATGGCGCAGACCTCGTGCGGCTGGGCGTAGACCACTACCCAGTCAACGCCGTATCTGCCATCCGGCGGGTGACAGCCGGGTTCGATCGTGTAATAACAATCCTCACAAATTAGCCAATATTTCAACATGATGGCGGGTTCCTTTCGTCTCTGCTCCGAGTTTTTCGGGGAGTTCCTTGCTGCCTCTGCTCCGACCTTTTCGCGAAATTCTTCGCCCTATTTTTCTCTTACTTACTAGTATTATATTACCCTACATATCATATAAAGTAGTATAATACACTACATTGTGGGATAATGTAGTTTAGTGTCAGTCTATATCAGACCATCGTATCCGTTGTGTGTGTAAGGCGCAAAGTGCCCGCGCACGCAGGATAGCAGCGCGGAAAAGCTATGAAATTCGGCGCCCTCGTTATCCCGCAGATATTCGATCCGCTCTTCGGTGTTGTAGCATTGGCGCCAGGTCGCGTTCGCACACACGCGCTCGCGCTCGCGAAAGTCCTCATCGTCCAGTATAGGGTAGTAATCCAACGCGGCTGCGATCGCCTCGCCTTCGGTCGCACGAGACGGGTGGATAATCACAATTTCGATCCAACCCACGGCCCAGTGACCAAAACGGTGGACCTCTACAGTCTCGGATTCCCCTCCCATGCGCTCGAGTGCCGCATAGAAATTGCTTTTCGGTAATGGATCCGAGTCTCGATTGCGCCCGACCGGCAAAACAAGCCAGTCTTGGCGATCGTCTAGGCCTAGGCCCGGGGCGTCGAATTCCGTAGGTCGGAACGATTTATATGCTTGCAGGCTCATTGTAATCTCTCCTTAGGGCGCGAGCGCCCGCTTCCACTCGGTCAGCGCCTGATAGGTCAAGCGCATAGCCTCAGTCGCACCCCACCCGAGATCCCGAAAGATCTTGTAGAGCTGCATTTGGTAGGCTGTAGCGTTCACACCGACACCTTATACAAGAATCGCCGTTTGCCGTCGGCCTGGAAGTAGGTGCCTACCACTGAGCACGTCGCCTCGCACGCCGTAGCCGTGTCTTGCGCGTATTGTCGGATAAGCTCGCGATATCTCGGGTTACGCTCCCAAGCGATCGTGTCGGTGTAGCTGAGCACTATCGACGCCTCGAAATCTTCTCCTTCGATCCTCATCGCGGCACCCCTAGCGTGAACCCGGGGCCTGGGATACGCACGAAGACCAGAGGCCCGCGGACATCCCCGAAGTTCAGGCCTAGGCCGGCCTCCCCAGACGTGCGACTCAGACGCATTTTGATACGCTCCACGCGCGCATCAAACTCCTCTTGTACTTCAAGCAAACCGCGCATCCCCCCGCATCCATCATCACTCGACGCGATTAGCGCTCTCAGGGCGTTCGTCTGCCGAATGAGTCTGTCTGCCAAGCGCGCCGTACGATAGTCGCCGAAATCTATATTTTGGGCCAGTGTCGCCACGAATTCATAGCGAAGAACGTTCTTGGAATCTTTTAGGGGCATTGGAATCCTCCTTTACAGGTCGTCTTCAGTTTCAATTCGGCGGCATTCGTCGCACACATGCTCACCCTTTTTCTCTTCCCAGAGGTGTACTTCCCACGACAGGAAATAGTGCCCCCGGTCGCAGCTAATCACGTCGATTAGCGCTTCTTCCTGCGCCTCCTCTTCGCTCTTACCTTCGACGATCGCGCGATCGTACTCCTCTTGTACTGCTTCGTCGCAGAGCAGCCCGGGCGCATTATCGACACACCAGGAGGCCGCTTCTTCTATTGCGTCATCTTCACTGTTGGCCCAGATCCTTAGTTGCGTCCACCCGTAGGTGCCAAGCGCGACAACGTAGACGCGCCTAGTCCAGTCTTGATCACCCGGGTTACAGTCTTTGATTTCTATGTCAGACATAGTCCGCGAGCCCCTCAGAGTCGAGTGACAGTAAAAACGAAAACGTTCCCTTCGCCGAAAATTCTTTCTGACAGGATTTTCAAGGCTTCTGCGGAGGTAGGCTCAAAATGCATAAGCCTCGAGTCTAACACATGATGTTCCTGGCCACTTTGACTTACAGCTATCGTCAAGACGTGAGCTTTATAGCTCTCGGGATCGAAGTAAATGCACCCCACAACCGTGTAATCTTCCAATTTCGACATTTTCGTTACCTCCCGTGCGCGCAAGCGCGCACACGGGAACTAGCGAAGTGTGCAGCCTCATCCGAGCCAAACGCCCACGCGCGCCCACGCGACTGCGAAACGTGCGCATCGGGCCCTACCCATGTCATGCACTAGGATGTAGTGGGGGAAGGCGTATGACGTGCTTCCTTTGGGGAAGGCTTCCCAAACGTAGGCGGGATCCTTGCCGTCGACGTAGACACGCGCGCCGCGCGGAAACGCTTTCACGGTGTCCCCTTGAGCGAAGCCTTCGGCGAACGGTCGGCCGTCGCGCCCAACGTGCGCACCGTGCAATGGGTCAAGGAAGCGTCGCACACTTGTACCATGTCAAACGAGACGTGGGCCAGCGGCGCAGCGTGACGCACGACTGCGGGGGTGAACGTCGTGACCTCAGTGTCATCGGCGCGAGCGATACCTGCGAGCACGAGGAGGTTTGCGGCGGCGAGGAGGGCGATCATCATTTTGGTCATTTTGCTATCCGTCTTTCTTTTCGTTGTTTCGTTTGCGCGTTACGTTTAGGAGTATTGCAGTTGCCGTGCCAAGGGTGCCTAGCCGACCTCGAGGTATCGATTCCCGAAGGCAGAATTGATCGTCACAAGAAAATACCCGTCTCCGTAGATACGCGAGACGTGGACCCCTAGGCCGAACGTTTTGGATAGGTCGATAGCCAGGTCGCCGATCTTGTCATTCGCATGGATCAATTTCGGGCAAGGCGCAGAGCACTCGGTCTTTGCGTAGGGCTTGGCCTTCAGCTCTTCCGCGAAAAGGCCAGTAGCTTCGATGATTTGCGCGAGCGCGAATGCCGCCATGGTATTCAAGGCCTCTTGAATGACCCCATAATCCGCGTCTAGCGCTGGCACGAGGTCAGGGCAATTCGCTCGCACGTAGGCGCAAATCGCCATCTCTTCGGCGCGATCTCTCGCCTCCTTCTCGTCACGGCGTTGACGTTCCTGCCTGTCAAGCTCTTGACGAAACGCTTCATCCTTGGCGTTTCGCGCGATGGCCTCCAAGCGCGTCGCCTCGCGCTTCGCTTCGTCCTCTTTGACCTTGAGATACGCGTTCCAAACTGCATAGTCCGTAAGGCGTTCAGGCAGCATGCCCCACTTTTGCACATCGGCACACACGATCTCGGTAATCGCTTCGCGCAATAGGTAGCTCGGTACGACAGTGCCATCCGAATTAATCGTTGCGTCCACGCTTGCCCATACGTCTAGGGACGCCGTGATTTCGACCGTGGCCTTTTCCGGGGGCACGCCATTTTCTGAGAGCCATTCGGCTCGATTCTCAGTCGGGACGAAATCTCGTGGGGTAACGTTTAGCCAGTAGGTCGCTTGTGTCACCGGGGTGAAATCGTACATGTTTTTATCCTTCTTTCGCGTTGTTCGAGGGTTATTTACCTGGAATTACCGTGTCCCATGCTTCTAACGATCGAGCCGTGACGTCCACGCACGCGGCGTTGTCGTGCAAGGCGACCACGTAAGCCAGCACATTTGCAAGGCTCATGCCGACGATCATCTTGTCCAGAAGGTCGGTCGAAATCACCGGGTGAATCGTCACGGCCGTTTGCTCGTTTTGCGTCATGTTGATGTTTTAGGATAATGCAGGTTATGTGCCATCGTCTTCTAGGTCTTCGAGGCCTTCGCGCGCGTCGAGTAGGGCGGCATCTTCGCTATCGTAGGGCCCGAATGGGTCGCTATCAGGTAGGCAACCGGGCAAGCACGTCCACCAATACCATCCCGGCCCCATAAGTTCGCCGTCGCCATCTATCCAATCAAATCCGGCTATCTCTTCGGCGCTCATCCAAAATACCTCGAGTGATGGCAGTCGCGTAGGAGAGTCTTCGTCGCTTTCGTATAGGTAGTGTTGGCTCATGTTCGTAACCTCCGTCTAGGGGCTATTGCACGCCACGTGCCTACCTAATAACCCCGCGCCCAGCGCCTAGCTATGACAATCGAGTCATACTAGCTACGCAAGAAGGTAAAACACATGTAGTTATAGGTGCTAAGTGCTTGATATCTCGTTGGCTAAGGTATGATCCTTGAGTCATACGGCCCAAGAAACTAAAATCGGTATAAGGCGTGCTAGATTGGGGGGCATGGGCGAACTATCAAAATGGGCTGAGGACTTGCTCGAGTACATCGACTGGCACGACCGCGAAGGTCGGATAGAGTTTGAGGACTACGCTAATGTGCGGAATGGGCGCACACGAGATACTTGGCTCGCTTGGATCGCAGCGCACCCATACCCCGAGGCGTTCAAGGCGCGACCCGAGCTCGCGACCCCTGATAGCGATGCCGAGCTGCAATGGCACGATGAGCACGCGCCCAACGGCGCCGTAGTCGTGCGCAGAGCACTAGACGCCCTCAAGCGTGCCGAAGGTGACCTGGTGCGGGCAGCGTGGCGTGAGGGGGCGACGGTGCGGGATATAGCATCCCAAACGGGGGCCAGCGCGCTCAATATCCGAAGGTATTTGAAGCATGCCCGCCGAGCTCTCCCCTCTCACGATCCCGCGAAAATCGAGCAAAAAGCGAATAAAAACGCAAAGATACTCGCTTTGCATCAGGCCGGATATCCGCTGCGTTACATCGCCAAAGAATGCGGCGCGTCAAAGTCGACGGTCGACCGGGCCATCAAAGCTGGTAGGTAGATGTAGGGAGATACTTGCGTAGTCAAGTATCGTCCCAAGTCAGTGTCCTAGTCAAGAGAAGAAGATCTTAGATCACAAGGGACACTGACTTGGGACACACCTCAACCGTAGTACCGTCTCCTCTGAGAGGGGCGGTGCTACCAGGCAGGGATATCGATTCCTTGCGTTGCAAGTAGTCGCCACGCGTCTGGCAGGGGCACATGGCCACCTACCTAGCCTAGCGATAGTCGAGCGCGTCCTTGACCCCTTCGCGTGCGGGGCGCGTGGGACGGGGGTGTGACCCGGGGGTGTGAACTTAGAGCTACGATCGGCGTGTCATAGCTACGCAAGACATGCATAGCGCACGCTGGGCAAGGAACGTGCCAGCGATCGAAGTTTTGGGTCCCATCTCGCGGCCGGCGCGACGATCAGCACCTGCCTGGACCAAATTTATAGATTCTCCGATAACTTTATCGGCCCCTGATAATCCCACGCCAGATCAAAATTTATTTATCGGCGATAAGAAGGGCTATAATAATGACCCCCGTGCATAACATGCCGACCAGAAAATCGCTCACCGCTTTACTCCTCGGCAAGACCCGCATTCGCATTTGCGCGGCGCGCAAGCGGCCATCTTACGAGGGAGATATGCACCCTGCCCCCGATCGGCCTTTATCCTCTCGACAAGGTTGTACAATTCGGCCTTAGCGAAAAGGTAATTTTCCAGCACGAGGTCGGTTTCACTCATGCGGGCACCATCCCGAACAACGTCCGCACAACCCAGACCGATGCGGCTACCTTTAGAAACAAGGTGAAGGCCCCTACCGCCCCGAAAATACTCATCGCCAAGGATATTGACCCGAACCAAACGACGAGATTTTCCCAGACGGTACGTGGACGACTAGGCGTGGCCCAAGCACGGGCGAGCCATAAAACATTTCGCCCAGCCCAGCAGAATTGATTGAAATTTCGGAGGTACCGCATGCCCAGACTATATCACGGACCGTAGAGCGCCGGCAACCCGCTATTGTGCGAGAAGCGTATCTGGTTGTTCGCCGTCGAGAGGAAACCCGAAGGACTTGCGAGCACTTGCGGGAAAGTATTTGCGAGGCCCGTCGGCAAAGTATTTTGCGACGTGTGCCAAGTCGCCCCCGCATCGACCGAGAAGATCGCCTGGTATTGCCCTGCGAAAGGGCCTCCTTGCTCGACGTTCAAGGCGCAGATGCAACCCGCGGCCGTCGCGGCTAGGCCGTAGACGTTCGTCGCGGAGAAAGACGTGACTTGCTGCCAGTTTATCCCGTCCGGCGACGTGTAGATGAAGGCGTTCGAACCGCCGGAGATCGTCATGAGCACGAAGAGCCCGTCCGCCGGAGAGTAGCAAAGCCCTGAGGGGGTTTCGGTCGTGTGCCCGGTGAACGGGGTGGCGGATCGCGTGGTAAAGGACGTGCCCGTCGCCGAAGTCGCGTAGGATGCCGGCAGAGAAGCTCGGGGGATGCAGACGATCACGGACCCGTTATTCGCGGTCATGAGCGCCGTGCCGGCAATCGCGGGGCCTAGAAACGAGGTCCACGTACCACCTGCGCCGCCGCCGAAGGGGGCATAGAACCCGATCATGGTCGAGTTGGTCACGGCCGTGCAAACGATGTAAGTCCCCTGGTAGGTAAAGATTTGTGAGTCCTTGTAGGTGCCGGAGCCCGCATCGGTAACGACCGCCGACCACGCGCCGCCGGCCGTGCAGCGCTGGATCAGGAGCGCCCCATCGGAAAAGCGAATAGAAGCCCCGAAGTAGTGCGAGGCGTCGTCCGTCGCCGAGACGAACTGAACGCCCGCGGTGTTGCCCGTCGAGACCGAAGCGAAATCGCTTTCGCCAAATCCCGACGTCGAGAGCACATCCGAGGCTGAGACGTTGTTTACGGCGCAGACGAGCCATTTTCGGATCCACGGGTCGTAACCCCCGCCCGTGTAAGCCACGTAGGCAGTACCCCCCAGCGTATTAGGCATGAGGGGGCCCGCGGCGGCCCACGACACCCCTGGCACCGAGACCCCGGCGACCGAAGCGAGATCCTTTTGGTTCAAGAGCCAATTCATCTCCTGAGCCGCGATCGGCACGCCAGGCGTGAAAAAAGCGTACCCAGGGGAGACTTTCGTCGGCGTGGCGCTCCAAGGGTTGCCACTGACCGGGTAATTTGCCGTCTGCGACCACAATACGGGCATGGGCCTATTTTATCCTTCTAGCCGCACTTGACGAGGGTCGAGGCGACCGAACCGGGGGTGTAGGTGGCGGTACCCGTGCCGGCCGTCACCCCGGCGGGTCCGGTAATAGGGACAGAGACTACTATATGGGTCAGAGCGGTAGCGATATTGGCTAGCTCGGTCGCGACCTTACTCGCCAGCGCCACCGCATCCGAAGCAGGGTTGCCCAGGTCAATCTCCGAACCCGAGATCTTGATGAGGGCGCTCGACCCGTCCTTGCCGATAACGAGCTTGCCCGCGTCGGCCGAGGCGATCGGCGCGGTGTCGGGGGCGCATACGGGAATCGCGAATGCCGAATCCCCCGTGTGCCGGCCGGTCCAGTTGGGGTTGACCACCGTATTCCCGTTGCTTTGACGCCACGTGTCATAGCTCAGATCGGTGAAACACACCAGCACTGTGTCGTTCACGGCCGGCGGAACCCAGACGATGAACCCCCCGGCCTTGATGGAGCAGAACGGGATAGACCCAAGCGCCAGGGGAGACTCGAACGTCGTCCCAGTCGACTCGTCGAAGAGCGGGACCGAGGTAGCTAGTTGGACGTCGACAAACTGCCCCTTGACCGCCGTGACCCAACCCACGGCAATTTTGCGGATATCTTCAAGGATCGCGTCCTGGAGATGGTTGCATACTTCGCCGAGGTCACGTTCAAGAGGCATATTTCTCACCTTCAAATTGCACGTACCAATTTAGCCCGCGCACGGATCCGTCCCAGTGGCAACGGTTGATCCGGTAGTCGCCGCTATAGAACTCGCTGTCTACATGCACCAGACCCCCCGGAACCAGCCCCGGGGTAATAAGCATCTTGGCGCTAAGCAAGCCGTGGGAGTCCACGGTGGGGGAATCTATCATGCCCGTGTCGACGGAGCATAGCACGGCGTTGGTGCGAGTAAGGGCACCTTGCTTGATGATTTGCAGGTTACCGTTCTGGATGGACCACTCGAGCCCGGCCGATCGGCAAAAATCCGTCAGGCGGCGAGCGGCGCTGCCCGACACGGCCGAGGCTGAAAAGTTGTAGATCCCGCTCTGGGCGATGGCCGTCTGGGCCGCTTGCAGGTTCCCAGTACCCACGCCAAGAGCCTGGGCGATGTAGGTCAGGGCAGAGGCCACGGGAATGTAACCGCCGGGCCCCGTGGCGCAGCGGGCCTTCATAGCCTTGTCCCCGTCGCCCGCCTCGAGATGCGTAACCCAATCGGGGCCAACGCGCTCGGTCCACGCGGCGCGGCATTCCGAGAAATAGATTTGCTCGAGACCCCCCTGGTAGCCGGCCGAGAGCGACACGACGAGGTTGGTCTTCGGACCGCCGTCGAGCGCCTTGCGACTGCTTTCCGATAGGTTGTACACCTCGATTTTGCACACGTTTGGGTGCTTCATCGCCAGCGAGCGCCGGACCGAGAAATCGATGTCAAAACCCGAGACGTCCAGGCCGGGGGTATCGTTGAAGGCCGCTTTGACCGCCGGGGGCGAGCCGGGGGCGCTGACGACGAGCTCGACTTTGCGCCCGAAGAGCGACGCGCCGGGGGAGCTCACGGCAGCAGCGCGAGCGGATCGCGGTTGGCGTCGAGGTTGGCCGCTTGCATATCGACTTGCGGAATGTACCAGAGAGTGGCGCGCTGGCCAATGCCTAGCTCTCCGAGGCCCGGGGAGGCATCGTTCGCCCCGTAGGTCTGGGCAATGAGCTCGCCTGGAGGCATGCGGGTATCAATAACGTTTTGAAGCAGCAGCAAGTTCGAGACGAGCTTGATCCCGCCGTTGAGCACGGTGCCGAGAGCGTCGGCAACGATCAGATAATATACATTTTCGCGCTGGTTGTAACGAAATCCGAGCGTGTAGTCGACTCCGTCTAGCGTCGTTACTTGATCCCAGTGCGGCGTGTCCGTGCGCGTGGGGATGGCGACTATGGTCATGGCGTCCCCAAGGTAGACGGCGCGGGGCCGACGGAGGTGGTTGGAACGCCGTTCACGGCGGCGTGGAAGATGCTCTGCTTTGCGGGCACCACCGGGGCCTGAGCGCCGTCGTTCACCGGGGGCGTCGCGTGAACCTGCGGGGGCGCTGGCACGGGGGCGGCCACCGAGGCCGATTGCACTATTCTAATCTCCTGGAGCTCGAGAGAGAAGTTGGCACTCCCCCCCTGCGCAGTCGTGCGGTCGAAGTGAATCGACCGGAGGACCATGTTCTTGTACGGCCCCTTGTGAGGCGCAATGACCGTGATAAGCGTGGCCTGATCACGGAGCGACGTCAGGACTTGCAAAGCCTCGGCAACGAACTTGCGCGGATTGCCCCCTGCGATCTGGTCTACGGTGACCGAATAGTTCGTCGGGTCCAGAAAGTTGCGATCCGCAGGGTATTGAATCGTGAACGGGCCTGACCCGAAGAGCACGTCCGTCGCGGCGTCGAGCACCCCGGCCGGCGAGAGCAGTGGGGCGAGCGCGGGCGTCGGGGGGTAGATGACGGGCGGGAGGCTCCCGGGAGGGTCCGGGCGAGGCTTCATGTTGCCGGGGTCGGCGTAGGGCTGGAGAGTGAGCGGCGAGCGCGTGAAGGCGTCTTGCTGGCTTATGAGCGCCCCATTAGACGAGAAGTTAGGGTCAGTGCGCCCGATGGGGGTGTCGGAGATGATCCCTTGGATGGAGATGTGGATCGGGTTGGGGCGAACATGGTCGGCAACGTTTATCCCGCTCTCGACCGGATGGACGGTCACCTCGGAGGAGATGTCGTGCCCTTCGTGCAAGACCGCATCGAACGTGAGCTCGGAGAAGGCCGTGTTGCCGAAAACGATCGGCTCGCCCCAGGTGAGGTAAATAGGTACGCTGCGATCCTCGACGGTCATAGCCCGCCCACCGCGCCCATGGCGTTGCGCGACTGCGTGGCCGCGTGGTTCTTGAGCGCCCTTTGAACAACGGGGTCAAGGTCCGATGCGATCTTCTTCGGGCTCGGGTGATCGCCGTAGAAGTGGGCGTTGATCACGACGGGGGGGATAGCCGTCGCCCCGGCGTCGGGACGTTGCGAGCCTGCGATCGTCTGCTGGCCTATCTGCATGACCCCGGGCGCAGCGGCGGCGGCGTCGAACGCCTTGCGCTGATCGTCTTGCGCGGCAGCCCCCGTGCCGGGAAGATGGAGGGTTTCAGCGATGCGATTGCCCAATTTCATGTAGTCGCCTTTGAGACGCTCCCACGCGGGCTTATCGGTGGTCTGCGCCAACATCGCGACATCTTGAAGAAGCTTAGGAGTAGAGATCAGAGTATCCGTCAGGCTTTGAAGCAGCTCGATAATGTGTACCACGCCTTTTTCCAGCGTCGGCAACACGTGCTTGGCCATCGTCTGCCCGAAGGATTCTCCCGCGGCGCTTGACCCAAAGATGGCGTCTCGCACCCGATCCCACGAAGCTTTGAGGGAATCGACAAATGCGGTAGATCCACCCTTACCGTACATCTGATCAAGAACGTCACCAATGACAGACTCGTCCCCCTGGAATAGCGCAAAGATATCATCGAAAATGCCGTACAGCGCCGTCGCGCTTGCAACGATGCCGAGAATGACCGGATTCGAGACACCGAGCAGGCCTTGGAGTATGCCCCAAGCTTTGGTAACCGAGGCGATCCCGACGACGATCCCCGCCAGGGTCGTGAATACGGGCAGCGAATCGAAGGCCGTCAGGTGCTTGTTCACGTCGAGGACTTTGATCCCCAAGTCGGTAAACATGACCGCCGTGCGCTTCAGGCCTGGGATGAACCCGTTCGCCAGTCGGCTCAAGAGCCCTTCGCCCACGGTCTTTAGCCGCACCTCTTCGACCTGGAGCTCGCGCGCTCCTTTGATGAACTCAGGCGCGATGCCTCCCCCGAGCCGGGCCAGGTCAGCGAATTGCTTTCGCAGCACGTCGCCGCCTTGCAGGAGCATCGGCAAGGAGCGCGCGCCCCCGCGCCCCAAGACCTGCATCGCAATCTCCGTGGCCTTGCCCTGGTCGCCTACAGCCTTGAGCTTGTCGGCCAGGTCCACGAAGACGTCGACCACGGGGCGAGACTTGCCGGCAGCGTCCTTGAGGTTGATGCCCAGACCTACGAGCTCCTTCGCGCCTTTGGCCCCAATACCCTTCGTACCGAGCGATCCGATGGTGCGATTCAGGAAGCGCAAGGCGCTGTCGACAGCCCCGATTTCGGTATTGCTCTCCTGAGCAGCTAGGTGGAACTGTTGCAATCGGTCGGTAGAAACGCCTAAGATTCGGCTGGTTCGGTCGAGGGTCAGGGCCATGTCCATCTGCCCTGCCACGAAGTTTTTTATGCCTTCGATGATGAAGCCCCCGGTTAGGGCCTGACCAAAGTCCTGGAGCCCTCGCAGGATCTTCGCCAGACCCGCGCCACTATCATTCGTGTCCGTCCCCCCGGCCATTTCCTTGATCGGGTTGCGAATCGAGTCTAGCTTGCCCTTCAGAGCGTCAAGCTGAGCTGATTTGATGTCGAAGCGCAGAGCCGCTTCCAGCTTCTTGGCTTCGAGGCTGGCCGCCCGCAACGCCGCATTGACGTCCTTGATCTTTCCAGCGCCCTGTACCTGGACCTGGAAGATTGCTAGAACGTCACGTAGGGCCATTTTTAGGGGTCTGCTGGTCTAGGATGCGTAGGGCTTGGCGTAGGTCGTCAAGAGACCAGTAGGTCTCTACTTCGTAGAGGGTTCCGAAACCTGCGGCGACGACACGCCAAATCGGGCTAGTATCGCCGGCAGATCGCTCACTATCGCTAAAAAAAGTGAACCAAAGTTCACCTCCACGCAGAATAGTACCCAGAGCAGAAGCTCCCCGTAGTTGGCCTCGAAATGCGACTCGAAAACGTTGGCGACGAGGGGAGTCTTTCCGTTCCCGGTGTCGAGGGTCGAGAGCTTGCCGAAGGTCTGGCAAAGAAACAGGAGATCCTTTTCGTCCAGTTTGGCCAGCGAAGCGCTGTCCGGGGCCATGCCCTTGAACATGTTCACCAGACGGGCCGTGACGCCCAGGCCCTGCGTGGTTCCAAGGGGGGTGCAGGTGTACGTGACGCCGTTGATTTCTCGGGTCTGAGGCTCTTTCATACGTCTGATTTTAGGGCTTGCACCCGAAAAATGCAAGCGCTAAGCTATCGTAATGGTACGCGAAGAAGAACTCACGCAAGAGGACCTAGAGATCTTGGAGGACCTCGGGTTCGTGGAAAAGACCTCCGACGGGTATTACCGCTTCAAGTATTCCGAGCCGGGCTGGTTAGTTGCCGCCATCGAATCGGATTAGGTCAGAGCACTCCAGGTGCCACTCGCGCGGGCCGGGCTCGTTAGCGAACTGGACATCCGGGGCCTGGGCTATCCAGCAGTGCTGCGCCGTGTAAAGCGACGTGCCGAGGCGATCTTTCACGAACATGATCCCGATGCCAGCGCCGTTGTGAGCGAGAATGTCAATGTTATTGATTCCGCTCAGCTTAGCATTCCCTGAGGACGATTGGCCGAGCATGACCGTAATCTTGGCGTGCCGGGTCAGACTGGGCGCGCGCGTGACCTCACCGTCCGCCCCGATGTAGGTATTATAGTCCGGGTGCGTCTGCTCAATCTTCAGGAACGCCCCATCGGCGAAACCTGAATCAATGATTGCCCCCATGAAGATCATGGAGACCTGCGAGGCGTCGTAAACTCGAGTCGTTTGGGACACTTAGAGGCTCCTGTTAGGACGTCACAACGCCCGAGATGGTAATCGAGTTGATAGCCCCGGCGAGCTTGGCCGAGAAGGTCACGTTGGGCAGGTTACGCGCGGCCCTGTTGATCGCGTTGACCGAAGCCGCCAGCGGCGCGCTGACGTAGGGCGCGGGGTTCGCGGAAAGACCTCCGACGAGCACTCCTGCTTGTAGCACGCCGCCGATGACCCCTCGCACCGCGTCGATGCCTGCATCGGTGAATGGGACCTTGTTCGAGTTCGCGAGCAGGAAGAGGAGCTGGACCTGGATCTGGTTGGTGAGCCAGTCGACCAGGCGCGGGATGTCGACGCCTTCGCCGAACGACACCATCCCGAACTGGGTCAAATTTAGGCCTGCGACCGGGGTGTAGACGTTGCCGTTCTTGGCCTCTACCGCGTGAATAGCGTTGGTGTTGAGGTTGTCGGCGGGAACGCTCGCGATCGTCTTGAAGGCCCAGTTTTCCGAGCCCGGGTTCGACGGGAAGTTGACCGCCATGAGGCCGGCGGCCGAGTAGCTCATATTTTGCGTGCCAGAGAAAACGTGATACGTGTGCGTGTACGCGGCCGTCTTTGCCAGGTACATAACGTCCGTGGTCGACGCCGGATCCGTGCAAGCAGAATCCGAAACGGTCGATCCGTACAGCTTCTTGTTTGCCTCGGCGAAGACCGAAGCCAAGGCAGCCTCGGCGGGGGAGTTCCAGTCGAGCAGCAGGCCGTACCAATTGGTGTCGTAAAGGTTGATCGCCGCGAGGTCGGCCGCGAGTCCGGGATCGGCCGTCGTATCTTGGTAGGTGACCAGAGCACCTAGTTGGCAAGGGCCGGCCGCGGGGAAGACGACGTTGACGAAACTGCCCGCCGTGCAAGTCATCGTCAGGGTGCCGGTAGCGTTCGTGGTCGTCACGCCCGTCAGGGCGAAGGCCGTGATCAGGGTATTGATAGACGCGGCGTCCGTCGTGGGCACACCCGTAGATTGGTAGGCGATGGGGTGCAAAACGCCGCCGGGGGTGGACAACGAGAAGTTGTACATGTCCGACGTCGACGTCGAGTGCAGCGTGAGCTTGACCACCGGGGCGGTCTTGTTCGCGCGCCGGCCGACCTTGAAGAACGGGACCGTAGGTTGCTGCGAGAGCAGGACTTGCGCGCAGAGGTATACAGGGTCCGTGACGGGGCAACCCGCCGCCGTGAGGTCACTCAGGGCCGAATACTCCGCAACCAGCGTAGTCTGCCAAGAGGCAATCGCCGCAATCAACGGTTCGCCGAACCCTTGCTGCGTCGGCCCGCGAGCGCTGACCGAGATGGAGACGTTGGCGATATCGGAAAGAGGCATCGCAGCTATTTTACGAGCACTAAAATGCGGCGTGCCCAGAAAAGCGAAGACGAAAGCGGGCGGGAAGTATTCGGGACTTAGCCAGGCCCGCGCCGATAACTTCACCGACGGGCTCATAGGTAATTCGCAGGTTCAACTCTCGGGCTCCGGTGGGGGGTTTCAAAACCCCCTGACCGGCTTGGGCACCTTCTCCCGCGACAAGGTGCTGCAAGGCAGCTATATCCAGCCCGTTCGTATTCCGGACCCCGAGCTGAGCGCGCTCTTCAACGGCAACGATCTGGCGCATCGCATCGTCGCCCTGCGCCCTAAGGAGATGTTTCGACGCGGCTACACCTTGACTATCACTGACCCGAAGGGGGTGGCGACCGGGGGACAGCCGACGCAAAGCGAGCTCGCCAAAGACGTCACCAAATACGCCACCGCGCTCGGGGCCGACACGAAGATAAAGGAGAGCTTGACGTTTGGGCGCCTCTTCGGGGGCGGGCTTATGATCATGGGGTGTGACGACGGCCTCGACCCGTCGCTGCCGCTGAACGAGAAAAACATCCGTTCTATCAAATACTTGAACTTTACGGATCGTCGGTTCTTGTTCGCACGGACGTATTACGGCAACCCCTTCGCCCCAAACTTCGGCGAGGTCGAGACGTACCAAGTCACGAATATGTTCGGCGACCAGCAATTCAACGTGATTCACGAGTCGCGCGTGCTGCGCTTCGACGGCGCGCCGGTCGAAATCTTGCTGCGCCGGCAACTCGCGGGCTGGACCCTATCCGTTTTGCAGGCCCCTTACGACGCCCTAAGGATGTTCGACTCGAGCTTTCAGGCCGTAGCGAACTTGATGACCGACATGGCGCAAGCCGTGTTCAAGATGAAGGGCCTTATCGAACAAATCACCAGCGGGCGATCGACCGAGGTCATGACCCGAATGGGCATGGTCGACATGATGCGGTCGTCGGCGCGCATGCTCTTGCTCGATGCCGATGGGGAGGAGTTCGAGCGCAAGCCTACGCCGATGAGCGCTGTCCCCGAAACGCTGGACCGCTTCATGATCCGCATGGCGAGCGCCGCTGAAATGCCCGTCACGGTGCTCTTCGGGCAAAGCCCCGCGGGCCTGAACGCCACGGGAGAGGCCGACTTCAGATCGTTTTATGACACGGTCGCGGGCGAGCAGAAAAGCGTGCTGGAGCCTAAGCTGCGCCGGCTGTACAACCTCATCTGCCTAGCGAAGGATGGCCCGACCGGAGGCCAGGCGCCACCCGGGGATCTCGAGTTCTGCTGGCACAAGCTCTGGGAGCCCAACGAAAGCGAGCTCGCCAAGATCCACCTAGCCCAAGCTCAGGCGGACGACTTCTATATCCAGAACCTAACTCTCACCCCGGCAGAGGTCGCGCTGAGCAGGTTCCGCGGCGGGCAATTGTCGCTGGAAACGGAGATCGATGTCAAGTCCAGGCAGGAGATTTTGCAGCACGCCTTGAATAACCTCCTGACTACGGCTAAGATGCCCCCTATCCCGGACACCGTTCCGGGCCAGGCGCCGAACCAACAGGTTCCCGCTGTAGGGATGCCACACACACCGCAATATGGCGCAACGCGCGATCCGAGTTCAGGGCGAGGTCAGGGGTCATGAAAAGGGCACTTTTCTGGTTGCTTCTCTGGTTTATCGTAGGATGCGGGCACACCGGGGTCTTCAAAGGACCTGGTGGAGTTATCGCTAACCCTAGGATACATTTGGTCTTCTGGAGCGATCCGCTAGCCGATACTATTTCAGGCGATATACAAGCGGCGTTGGCCGGGGGGATGCTTGACCGCTTGGCCGAGTACGGCGTCGGCCCCGGGGAGTTCGTCGCGACCCATTACGCAGACGTATCGTTTCCTGCGCCCTACGATGACTTGGCGCTGCTTCAGGAGTTGGGCAAGGAGATGGACAGCGGCCTAGTGGAGACGCCGCTGGCGGGCGGCCAGGATATCTACGTCCTATTTCTACCCCCCGCGGGGACGAGTGTGATCTTGACGGCCGAACACGCCTCGGGCTATCACGCTGCGACGACGCACAACGCCACACCTTACTATTACGCGATGGTGCAAAGCGGCCCCCGGCTGCAAGAAGACGTCGTGGCCTCCCACGAGATTTACGAAGCGGCGACGGACCCAGACGCGGCGTCGTGGCGCAATTGGCCGTCTCTCGAAGAACTGGCGGACATGTGCGAAGGTGATCTGGAGATCATAGGGGGCGTGACCGTCGAGCAAGTTTGGAGCCAGGTAAAATTGGCTTGTGAGTAACATTCTATTCAAAACGGGCAAGCAGAATCTAGGGAGCAAGCTCCTAAATCTTGCCTCGGGAGGGGACACCCTCAAGTCGACGCTGCTGAACATGTCGACGGCGGGCGGCAAGATCGCGCTCATCTCGAGTTCGACCAACGCCAGCCCCATCGTCGTTACGACCACGGGGGCGCACGGTTACAACACGGGGGACATAGTTGTCATAGCCGGCCACACGACGAACACGGCCGCCAATGGCACTTGGAGGATCGCCGCCGCCTCCGGCAGCGTCTTTTCTCTGACGACCCTTCTGGATAGCGTGAACTCGACTGGCAACGGCGTAGGGGCCACCACGGGCTGGTGCATCGACATTACGACGGCGGCGGTGCTTAGCGACATCTCGGCGAACACGAACGGCACGGATGCCACCCTGAGCAGTCAGACCATGACCGGCGACGTCTTCAACGCGGCGGCCTGGACGTACACGAGCTTGTCGGCGACCCAGGTAAGCGCGCTGGCGATTTACGACAACACCGCCTCGAACGACCTGATCGCCTTCATCGACGGGCGTATCCAGGTGTACGTCATCACGCAGGCCGTCGCCACGAACACTTCGATCGCGGTCGCGCGCCTGCCGGCCATCATCCCAAACGGCACGGTGGTTGTCTTCTCGAACGGGCAGAGCGCGACCCTCACGGCTCAAGCGAACGTGGGCGACACGTCGCTGACCGTCTCGTCGCTCGGCGGCACGGTCACGCGGCAGGCGACGGCGGACGTCTACACGCAAGGCATCGGTCTTCCGATGACACCTGGCGCGGGCGGATCGCTGCAATTCACACCTGATTCAGGCGTCAATAAAGTCCTGGTGATTTGATGGCCCAGCCCCCTTTCTACGTGCAAACGCTCGTTTCGGCGCGGGCGAGCGGGACGCTATTCAATACGTATACGACGGCCAAGTCAGTTATCAACGTCCAGGATTTGACGCCGATCCCCGGAAACTATTTCCAAGTAGGCTCCAAGATCCGGGTGCGCGCGTGGGGCGGTCTGTCAAACATCGTGACGACCCCTGGCACCGTGACGTTTCAAGTCATGATGGGGGCCGTCGCGATCTATTCGACCGGCGCGCTTCAAATGACGACGACAGCAAACACGCTTTCGCCGTTCATGCTCGAAGCGACGTTGCGAATGGCGACGGTAGGCAGCAGCACGACGGCGACGTGGCTTGGGGGCGGCATCGTGTCGGCCCTGAATCTTTCGCTCTCGGCTGGAGCCAATCCTACCTTGACTAACGGTGTTCTGGCCGCGCCAGCAGGTGCGCCGGCCGCTGGTACCGGATACGACTCGACGACGCAACAGGTACTCGATTTCTTCGTCGGCTTCTCGATCTCGAACGCTGGCAACGGCGTCCAGATCTACAACTACGAAGTCGAGCAGCTAGCGGCGTAAATGCCCCGTATCGGGCCGGTCGCTCCGGGGAAACCGATCCCGGTTTTACTCGGCACCGGGGTACTCACGCCGGACGCGGCCCCGGTCGTTCCCGTCATTCTAGGCACGGGGATCGACACGACCGAGGTCTTCGGCGCGGTGCTGCTGCTGGGCGTGCTCATTCCTTCGGGGGTAGAAGTCACACCCTACGGGACGGCCCCCACCGCACTGCCCTCCGGCACCCTCACGGGAATCCCCTCAGCCGAAGCCCTCGGGGCCGGGGCGACGTTGCCCTCCGGCACCCTCACGAGCGTTCCATCGACCGAGGCCTTCGGTGCGGGCGCGGCGCTGCCGATCCTCGTCGTCGCCCCCTCCGGCATCCCCTCGACCGAGGCCTTCGGGGCCGGGTCGACACTGCCCGCCGGCACGCTCACGGGAATCCCTTTCGCCGAGGACCAACTAGGCACCCGCACCAAGGCCGTGCAGAACGTAGCCCCCTTCGGTCTTACCTCTACCGAGGCCTTCGGCGCAGGGGCGCCCTCTGGCGTGCTCGCGCCTTCGGGGGCACCTTCGACCGAGGCCTTCGGCGCGGGGGCGCCGTCTGGCGTGCTCGCCCCGGCAGGTATATATACCAACGAGGTCTTCGGCGCGGGGGCGCCGTCTGGCGTGCTCGCCCCGTCAGGTATATATACCAACGAGGTCTTCGGCGCCTCGGCCACCGTGTGGCAGGTAAAGCCCGCTGGCGTGCCTTCGACCGAAGCCTTCGGCGCGGGGGTCTCGCTCGCTATTAGCTCTATCTCTCCTGCGGGCATCCCTTCGACCGAGGCC